TCATGATTTCTTATGTTTTAATTGATATTGTTTCCGTTGCTTGCAGGCTATTCCAAAAGCCGTTCTTATCTCATTTGAATAATTTCGGATATCTTCTATTGATTGTAACTGAATCCATTTATATCCGGTTCTGTTCTCTGTAACAAAACATATCCGCTTGCTGTACGGCCTTAATGATACACGACATACCCACCAATATTCATGTCCAGTCCAAATCAGCAGATAGCCTTTGAAACTGGTATATGATAGTTCACTTTGTTCCCCAAGAACAGCTCTGATTATATTGTATGCATCTGTTTCCTTACATGTAATCACTGCATCTTGTTTGTCGCTTATAGCAGCCATTCCATCGTTCGGTGCTTGTCGTGGTTTCTCTTCTTTCACCAGTATGGCGGTATCCGGTCTGCCTGAAATCATCCCTCCTATCACGGACAAGATAGATTTCCTCACAATCGGTCTGTATTCTTCGATCAGCTTCGGTGTGGATTTCCCGTTATTAAGACTTCTGACAAAATACCTCGTAAACTCATCGCCCGGCGACTGGAAATTCTTTGCAAGAATCTCCTTTATCTGTATCATCATTTGCAGTTCCTTTGCCGTGCTGAATATTTCCGACTCATTGTAGCATGACTTGTGGAACTTCTTCATTTCCTCTATATCTGCATCCGACAAGTCCAGCATATTCACCACCAAGAAAGGTTTCTCGTCCATGATGTTCGTCTTGTCAAGATCCGCATAAAACCGATACTCGATACCGTTTGTAAGCACCCCAAAGCGTGCGTTGGACGCAGCATAGTATTTTGAAAGCTGGGTGTTGTGCAAGTCAAGGTTCTGCTTACAGTGCTTGCATTCTATCAGAATAATCGTCCTGCCATCCTTTTTGATGGCGTAATCTATCTTATCACCTTTCCTTGTCAGATCGCAGTCCATTTCAGGCACTACCTCAAAAGGATTGAATACATCATATCCCAACGCCGTTATTATGGGCATGATGAAGGCGTTCTTGGTGGCTTCCTCTGTCTGGATGGCATCTTTCTGCTTCTTTATCCTTTCCGCAAGCTGAAGTATATTGTCTTTGAAATCCATACCTATCTTATAAGTTGTTTATAAATTCGGTCGCTTCATTCTGTTCAGATCCGGTGTATTCCATATACTCCCTTACAGCCTGCTCGATGTACCCACGGGATTTTAAGACGTTCCACTTCTTTATTTTCCGCTAGTATTCTTCACTGCTTCTGTCTATAGTAGGACGTTCTTTCTTTGTTTGTTGTGCAGAAGTGCTCTCCTTTTTGATTTCGGTTGCTGCTACCACCTTTATATCACCTTTGCTCTCTTTGTTGTTGTACTGCTTGGGTTCCTTCATTTCCGACGCTATTGTTTTCAGCAGTGCCAACATTTCACTGTTTTGCTTTTCGTACAGCGCCTTGATGCCTGCTACATTATTGGTCATATTCCACACCTTGAAGAACAAGATTATCTGCAAGATTCCAAACACCAAGCAAACGATTGCTAGAATTAATGTAAATGTTTCCATAGTGTATTATTAATTAAATTTCATTTAGTCATCCTTTCCATTAAAGACAGCAACCTGTCCACCTGCTCTTGCGCTTTCGCTGTAAGTCTTTGCTGTTCCATCAGACTTTCCAATGCCTTTTCCAGAGCGCTGGTGGTATTCACGTTATTGCCGTTTCCTGCTACAGAAGTTCCATGATGGTCGCTATTGACAATATATGAAGATGTATCGTTAAGCATCTCCCCTTCTCCCGTAAGAAGCCAGTCAGTATTAAGTTCAGGGAATTTTCTCTGAATATCCAGTAAACCACGTTTGCCTACAGAATTTTTAATCTTGTGCACATAACCATTGGATAGTCCACAAGCCCTTTCAAAATCTGATATTGAAATCTTCTTCGATGAAATGAAATCAAAAAGCCTACTCTGTACATTCATAAACAACAAGTTTAATTAATATTAAAATCCACTGATTAATCACTGAGTTTTCTTGTTTCTTAGATAATATATTTATCTTTGCATTACAAAATTAGTAAAACAATAAATAAATCAAAATAATATGGCAGAAAAAGAAGAGAAAAGTCCGATTACACCAACGCTGAGAGTGATGAAGATAGGTGAAGAATTTACTTATCCTATTCAGATGATGACTTCCGTCAGAACTGTATGTACCACATACGGACTGCAATGGGGGAAGACATTCAAAACCCGTATAGACAGAGAGGCTAAAACAATTACAGTAACTAGAGTGAAATAGAGTACAAGGGACACATACGGTCTTAAAGTAATTCGGGGTGGCAATATCTACTTCAATAAAGTAACTGATTTTGGCTTTCAGTTTCATATTTCTTAATTTTTTAAGTTGACATAAAGAAAAGCCTCTGAAAAAGACATGAGTTGCCGAATCGAATTGGCTCAGAGGCGCGATTTTAAAGAGTTCTTTGACATTTTGGAAAACACAATAAAGAAAACTTTCAGCACGTCAATTTGTCTTTAACGTGATGAGTATGCTTGGTGTGAGGCACAAGTATCGCTGAAAGTATGACCTTCAGATACAGCCTGTGCGGACGTAGTGAATATTCCGTACAGGCACGAGTTTTAAAAATATCAGATTATAAGATTCATATTGAATAGTTCACTCAGTGATACAACACAATTAGTAACAGCATTCAATATCAATAGCACATCACGTTAAACAAAGTTTAACTAATTGATAATCAGTTGTTTATATTTGTATAATCCACTTTAATAAAGTATCTTTACAATATCAAAATAAACCCATAAACAGCAAGGATATGAAAAGATACGATTTAAGCAGAATAATGACAAGAGCGCATTACATTTTCGGCCACACGTTCAATACCACATTCAGCTACTGCCTGACAAAAGCATGGACGGAAGCCAAAGAGGAAGCAAGAATAAGCGAGGAGAATGCAAGGCGTGCCGCTGAATATAAGGCAAAGTACGGAAACCGCGATTACAGGATCCTATTACAGTTCACGCATGGGACGCAATGACTGGAGATGCGACTACCGCAATGATGCCAAAGCAACAGTCATCCGCTCGTTCAATGCAAGATGATGGTTGTATATGACAGATTCATTTGCCAAACTCTATATAACCCCATCCCCTCCCGTAAGATTCGGGATAACAACCGGTTTAAGCCATTGAGGGGATCATCAGTATGCTAGTCTTATTTTGTTTGTGTGTTAGTCACAATTCTTTATGTATCTAATTCTGAAAAGTTCCAGATGTTCCAGTCCGTGAGGATAGGAACACCACTCCACTCTGTCACAGGTGCGTACAATGGGCATGAATCATTATCTCTATATTCATTTGCCAGGTATGGAGGTTCGATACCTCACAGAGTGACCAAATATCAAATCTTAATTCATTATGGAAAATAAATATCAGATAACAGGCTACCAGCTTGTTTATGCCAATGGAGGAAGGGATACAGTAAAATTGCAGACCCCTGTCATTATAAGCGACATAGAGGGATACAGACATAAGATACGTTCTGTTCACAACTGTATCAGTGTCAACCTCAGTTATATCGAACTGCCGTGAGATTTTACCGCAATGTACCAACTATAAATCCTGAATATCATGTTAAACGAGGAAGTATTGAAAATCGTCCTGAATGACAAGACATTCGGACAGAGAGAAGCCGCCACTATCGTGGGCGGACGAGGAAGGTTGTTCAGACTGGTAGGTTCTGGTGCCATACGTGCCGAAAAGAAACCTGCCAACAGGCAGAACGGAAGATGGTACTGCAACGCCTTTGATGTACTGAAACACGCCGCGCTCAAATAGATTATTTGAATTTCAAATAGTTATATAAAGTTAAGCCACTGATTTTTAAAGTTTTACAATTTTGCACCCAAAGTAAAAATAGTTAACTTTATATCACTATAAGGAACTAATAAACAATAAGTTATGAAAGTATTATATCTCATTTGGTTTGCTCTGGCAGCTATCGTACATGGTACAATAGACAATCTTGACACCGCATTTTGGGTATCAATATCCGCATTCGTGGTATTATCTCTCATACTTGCCGTGAGAATTGACAGAAAAAATAATCTTAAAAACATATATAATGATGAGAACAGACAATGAGTTGCAGCAGATGAGCCATGATGAGCTTATTGAACAGGTGAAAGGATTGCAGTTCCAACTTGCCGGTATGGAGCTGGCTGAGAAAGAGAACGCAAGGATGAGGGAGATTCTCTCCGCTATCGGCATTATTTATGAATCCTATAAGACGGAGCGTCATGGATGAGGAACTTGTACGGCTGGAAGCCGAACTTGAGAAAGTGAAAGGGTGCGGGTTGAAATATCTGCCTGAATACGGTTTCTCTTCAAAAGAGGAAATCATGCAGCTTATACAGGAGGATATAAACGAATTACGCTCGGAGATGGAATGCATTCAAAAGGATTATGCTACTGACGAACTTGAAGAAGAGCGCACGAGGTTGTGCATCCTTCAGGGAATACCAAGATATTGTTGAACTTTAAAATATTCAAGAGTGATGGAAGAAAACAATCAAGTTACAGAATTACAGATTATTCAGGCCAAACAAGCGGCCGAGTTTGCAATGACACCGGTAGGACAAACCGTGAAACAGTTTGAGGTCATGCAGCGCATGGCCAACATGTACACAACAAGCACAATCGTTCCGGATACGTACAAGGGAAATGTGGGAAACTGCGTGATTGCGCTGGATATGGCCATGCGTATGGGGTGTAATCCGCTTATGTGTATGCAGAATCTTTATATCGTGCATGGCAACCCTGCTTTCAGCAGCAAGTTCCTGATTGCCACTATTAACGCAAGTGGCCGTTTCTCCCCACTCCGTTATGAGTTTAAGGGAGAAGAAGGTACGCCGGAGTACGGATGCCGCTGCATTGCTTATGAATCGTCCGACAAAGACCACAAGGAACCGCTTCATGGTGACTGGATCACCATGGGAATGGCTGAAAAGGAAGGCTGGACCAAGAAGAACGGTTCCAAATGGCAATCAATGCCAAGCCAGATGCTCCGTTATCGTGCAGCCGCTTTCTGGCAGCGTGTTTATTGCCCGGAAATCTCAATGGGGCTTATCACCAAAGAGGAGGCAGATGACATTCAGGATGCCGAATATGAGGAAATTATTGATAAATCAGCAAAAAGCAACAAACTTGCCGAAATCGCTGCAAAAGCCGCAGGAGTCAAGGATCACCCCCGCCCGGAACAACCGACAGATCAAACTCAAGACTACGCGAATAATAAACCTACTCGAAAATCATTGTTATAATGGAAATACAACATTCTATAGAATGGTTCCGTAAGCGGCTCGGTAACTTCACCGGGTCGCAAATCGGACTCCTAATGAAGAAAGGGAGAAGTGATTATTTTTCCGATACTGCCAAAACTTATATTTATCAAGTTGCATCAGAGAGGGATATGAATCCTGAAATTATCAATGATGATGTCGAGTTTGAGAAATATCTGCATCAGGTCTGTGTCAACACCAAGGCGATGCAATGGGGTACTGATCAGGAAGAAAATGCCAGAGAGCTGTATGAACGTCTGACAGGAAGACATATAGTTGAGACAGGATCATGCAAACACCCTGCCATAGAACATTTCGCAAGCAGTCCTGACGGTTATTATTACGATGAAGAAACCGGTGAAAAAGGCTGTCTGGAAATCAAATGCCCGATTCAAAGCACTTTCATGAAGTATAAAAGTGAAATACACAACAATGCGTCGCTGCTTGATGTCAAGTTCGAGTATTTCTACCAGTGCATGGCCCATATGATGTGCACAGGTGCGCAATGGACTGATTTTGTTATTTACAACCCTTTCCAGAGCAATCCTATTCATATAGTAAGGATATTGCCGGATGAAGCGGTGTTTGCCGAAATGGAGAAGCGCATTCGTGTGGCTGATGATATTGTCAAAGAACTGATTGAAGCGGAATGACGGGACAACTATTGATAAAAGAAACCCAGTTGCAACGTATCATACGTAAAACTGGAAGAAAACCATGCGAATGCAAATGCTCGTTATGCAGGATGCAATGTCACACACCATGTCTGGGTACTCCTCAGGATATAGAGAGGCTCATAGATGCCGGATATGCCGACAGGCTGGCTCCCACTTTGTGGGGAGCCGGGATAATCATGGGCGTGATTGATATTCCCATCCCCATGATTCAAGCTGTTGCGGGTGACGAATACTGCATATTTTACCATAACGGACTATGTGAACTTCATGACAAGGGATTGAAGCCTACCGAAGGACGTTTGTCACATCATTCCACACGCCTTGATAATTTCAAGGCCTCTAAAAGTATATCTTGGAATGTCGCTAAAGAATGGCTTTCCGAAGAAAATGCAGAAGTTATTGAACGTGTAGCTGATAAATTTAGTAGAAACTAAAAACAATAGAGCGATGAATACAAGCTATAAAGAAAACACCCCTGACAACTTTTGGCAAATCAGATGGCTTGACAGGTATATGGAAGGTCACAACGGGTTCATTGCAGGCGGGTGTTTTAAAAACATCCTTTCCGGTGAACGTGTAAAAGATATAGATATATTCTTTGAAAGCAACGATGACTTCCAAGATGCAGTAGATTTATTCAATAGCGACGGCTATGTGAAAGATGGCTGGAAATTTAAATATCGTAATGAAAAGGTATGTGCCTTTCAGAAAGACGGTGAAAAAATATGGATTGAATTTATCGAATCTGAATTTGGTACGCCGGAGGAAATACTTAGGAGCTTTGATTTTACCGTTGCGAAAATGGCTTATTTCAAGCAACCTAAATACGACAATAGCGATGATGATATTCCTTTTTCATCAGAAAAAATAGTTGGCTATGAATACCGGCTACTCCATCATGAAAACTTTTTCGAGCATCTTCACATGAAAAGGCTGGTTATTGATGAAAATATTCCTTTCCCAATTAGCACATGGGAGCGTACATATCGGTATAAAGGATATGGTTACAACATGTGCCGGGAAACCAAGAAAAAACTTTTAGAAGCTATTCAGAAAACGAATTTAGATTCTGCCGATTTGTCTATGTACAATAATGGTGGATGGGACTAATAAAAATATGGAACAATGAATACACAGATAGCAATCCAGGAAAGCGATCTTGAACTGATCGTCAGTGAAAAGACGTTAGGTAGTCTTACTACCAACGCAAAGCAAATCAGAGATATGGTAAAAGCCGCTTTGCCAATGTATGATATCTCCAATTATAACGATGAGAATATCGATCAGGCAAAGAAAGACAAGGCAGCTTTAAACAAGGCGGCGAAAGCCCTCAATGCCAAACGTCTTGAAATTGAGAAAGAATTCATGAAACCTTTCAGGGAGTTCAAGGACGTTGTAACCGAAACCGTGAAACTTATCGGCGAGTGCTCTGCCAAGATTGACACGGTAGTCAAGCAAAACGAACAGCAATACAAGGATAGAAAGAAAGCCACTATCAAGACTTACTTTGATGGATTGAATGTTAACCTTGTAGACTTCAATAAGGTTTTCAAGTCTGAGTGGCTCAACAAATCCGCAAGCATGAAGTCTGTATGCAACGAAATTGATTCCATATTCTCCAAAGTCGAGAACGAACTTTCCACGCTGAAGGGGTTTGGTGAGGATTTCGATGTCCTTCGTACTTATTATATGGATACGCTCAATATCGCATCCACCATCCAGTATGCCAACCGTCTGAAGGAGCAGCGTGAGCGTGCCAAAGCAGCAGAAGAAGCGCGCATCAAGGCAGAGCAGGAAAAAAAGGCTGCTGAAGAAGCGCAGATGAAAGAGGAAGCGGAACGAGCCAAACAGAATTCAGTCAATCCATTTGCAAGAGCCAGTCAGCTGGTCACCAATGAACCACCTTCCTTTGTCGAGCAAACCAAAGCTCAGGAACCGGAGCTTCTGACGAGAGCTTTTACTGTTACCACAACTCGTGAAAATATAATCGCTCTTGGTGACTTCATGAATGATAATAATATTGATTTCGACAAGATTGAACTTGCAGATACCCTATGCAATACAGATTTGAATTCCATTGTCAGAATGCTTGAATATAGTGCAAATCTGATAGACAAAACCTCTACCAAACCTTGCGAAGCAGATAAGGCAAGGCAATTCAGAAACATGATAAAGAAAATTCAAAAGAAAATAGAACAATGAAAATTACAATCAGCAAAACAACCGAGTTTGAAGCGGTCTACCTGAAAGTGGATGCAGGTGTACGCTATTGGGAAGACGCAGAAGTAAACGGAGTTAGTGATTCTGAAAATCCGCCAACTATTCCTTGTGCTGAATTTATCCATGCCGATAATGAATACCGCTGGCGACCTATTATCGACATCGACAATGGAGTTATCACTAATTGGGAAAAAGGTTTTACCGCACAAGTTCACTATAAGGTATGCGATGATGGCATTTATACAGTTACTGATAAAGATGGCAACATCATTGTTGAGCATGAGGGTTACGTTCCATCCATCATGTGCCCGGAAGATGAAGGATATGGCGACTACATCATTATGAATATTGACGAAAATGGATTTATTCAAGGATGGGAAAAAGAATTGATTAGTAGAATTATAAAAAAGTATGAGGATTAAATGAAAGCATTATTTAAAATGGACTTCGATTGCGGAAGAATGGGCAATCTTGAAGGAGTATTTATTGCAGACACAGAAGATGTCGAATACTTAGTGAATAACAAAATCAGTGTTTACTTCGGTGAAGTACTTGGCAAACACTCTGAAATATCCGGGTGTGTGGCTGAAAGTGAAATCAAACAAATAACCACCGATGAAAATGTAATCAAGATAGTTGAAGAATATGGGCTCAACAGTGGGTATAATCCATTTGAATACACTCTTTGTACATCAGAAACGGAAGATATACCAGACAACGGAGTTGATTGGGATGATTGTACTGTACAAGAATACATAGACTTTATGAGGAAAGGTATAATACCCCAATATTACGAGAAAGATTATAAAGAATGGCTAAGTAGCCAAAAGGAGGATTAAATCATGCAAGACTATATTTCAGATTGGTTCATCCCGATGGACTTTGGGTATGACATTCCGGACGAAGAGCCGGACGGTGAGGACAACTTTAATTTTGACTGAGAGTGGTATGAAAGAGTATATTTATTTAATCCTGTTTCTGATAATAGGAATTGTTGTCGGGAATAGGGTATTCAATCACTTACACGCATGGCTGGGCGTAACAATAATATCAGCCACAATAATTTTCTTTATTTACAAACTGATTAAAACATTGAAAGATGAAAAGACTGATTAAGTTAACGATGGTATGTATGACCTTAGTAATGTTTGTCTCCTGTGAGAGAGTAGCCCCTAATTATGCAGGTGTCCTTATGGAGAATTACGGCAAGCAGGGAAAGGAGGATTTCAAGATTGTTTCCGGCAAAGTGTCCACATGGGAATTGGGCACAGAACTTTTTCAGGTTCCGCTATTCGATCAGCGTGGAGAATTCGCTGAAGCTGTCACACTGAAAGCTGCCGACAACACGGAGTTCAAGGCGTGTCCTACATACAGCTATAAAGTTATCAAGAACCGTGCCATTGATGTTGTCTTTGACAACAAGCATATTGGCCGTGGAAGTGACTTTATGTCTTCGTTGGAAGATAACATCTTGGAACCACGTATATATGATTTGATAAAGGAAGAAAGTCGAAAGCATAAGACCGATAGCCTGATGGCTGACGGAGGGTCGTTGGTATTTGAGAAACGGTTGGAACAGATAGTTGACATGGAGTTTGAAAAAAGAGGTCTGCAACTGCTCACATTCTCCGCACAACTGGAGTTCTCCGAAAAGGTCCGTGAGAAGATTGACAGCCGGAATGAAGTGAACACCAATATATCCGTACTGGACCAACAGATTGAGGAACAGAAGAAACGCAACGAGCTGGAACAGTTGAAAACCGAACAGGCTCTTATCCAGTCAAAAGGTCTTACCAAAGAAATTCTTTACAAACAGTTCATTGACAAATGGGATGGGAAGTCGCCGATTTACGGTTCTATCCCTGATTTGATCAGAATACAGAAATAACTTTGTTACCTTGCCTTCCCGGTCTGTGAAGATAGGGAGGCAAACGGGAGGTTGGCGGAAATGGCAGACGCTAATCAAGATGTAAGGTGCAAAATTCTAGGATAACCGTTAATATCCAAGCCGGCAACCTACGAGACATCTTAGGGGAGCTGACTTGAAATCAGTGAACTGCAAAAACACCACTCATGCAGGTTCGAATCCTGCACCTCCCACTATAAATGAATAAACGTTGAATATCAAACTTTAAAAGAATTAATTATGATGCATACTTGGTTTGAATGCAAAATCCGTTACGAAAAGGTAATGGAAAACGGCATGAACAAGAAAGTAACTGAACCCTATCTGGTTGACGCGTTGAGCTTTACTGAAGCAGAAGCCCGTATCATTGAAGAAATCACTCCGTATATCAGCGGTGAGTTCACTGTTTCGGACATCAAACGCGCCAACTACAGCGAACTGTTCCCCTCTGAAGAAGATGCAGCCGACCGCTGGTTTAAGTGCAAGCTGTTCTTCATCACGCTGGACGAAAAAAGCGGAGCGGAGAAAAAGACCTCCACTACCGTATTGGTACAGGCTTCCGATCTTCGCGATGCTGTAAAGAAACTGGACGAAGGAATGAAAGGTACAATGGCAGACTATCAGATCGCATCCGTAGCCGAAACCGCCATCATGGATGTATATCCGTATGAAGCTAAGGAAGTTCCGATATCCAACACTCAGATATCGGAAGGTGCTGATTCTCCTGTAGTACGCAATTTTATCCAGTCCCTACCGGATGGTTGCAGGACAACCATAACAGTAGCAGGAAAGCAGGTTGTTGTCGACAAGACCGGCAAGGACACGGTAGTAACCCCACATAAGGAAAAAGACGATGACATACGAGGAGATGATTAAAAAAGCGCAGTCGTACAAAATGCGCGGGAAGCCGAAGAATGACGAGCACCGCATACAGTCCGCTTGTGTCCGCTGGTTCCGTTTAAAATATCCGAAACTTAAAAACGTGCTTTTTGCTGTTCCCAATGGTGGCAGACGTGATGCCATCACCGGAGCGAGACTGAAGGAGGAAGGTGCGACCAGCGGAGTGTCAGATTTGATACTGCTGAAGAGCAACCGCTTCTATGGAGGACTTTGCATTGAGATGAAAAAGCCGGGAGCCCGCCAGTCTCCTGCACAAAAGGAATGGCAGAAGGATGCGGAAGCCAACGGAGCGAAATACGTCGTCTGTAAATCATTGGATGAGTTTATGAAAGTGACAATTGATTATTTGAATGACGTATGACAAACAGAAAAACTATAAACCATAAATTGAATTGCAAGTATGGAGATAAACTGTAAATATTGTCCTAAAAACGATGGGACCGGCAACTGCCTCATTAACGGATGCCCCCTGCCTCCTGTCATAAAGGAGATAGAAGAAATGCAGTCCTTTTTGGAGATAACCGCAAGTGACAATCCAAAGGAGCTTATAGACCGCCTCACTGATATAAACGTCTATCTCGCACGCTCTGGCAAGCTGCTTGCTGACGCCAAGGCATATCAGGATCAGGTGACAGCGAATGTATATGCCAGCCACATGGAATTCATCTCACGTGTTCCCGCGACTGTCGCCATGAAATTTGTCGCCGCGCAAAGTGTGACCGCCAATCAGATTGTGACATGGCTGGACCGTATAAACCGTACCCTCGTCCATGCCGGAGACAATATCAGGACCCAGATATCCTTTGCCAAACAGGATATGGCACTGCAAAGGAAAGGCTACTGATAAATAACGTTTAAATTATTGATATTCAGAAATATATTTATTGTAATCCCATAACAAAAAGTTAACTTTACAATATATATAACAAACTGATTATCAAACAATAGACATGATGAAAAAGGATACAAAAAGGAAATCATTTGTCTTCTATATAGAATGGCAGGAAGTGCTGATGGAATATCCTGAGGAGGTCAGACTTGAAGTGTACGATGCAATTATCAAGTACGCCGCATCGGGGACACTGTCGGAGCAGAAACCGTTGGCTAAAATGGCATTCTCTTTTATAAACAAACAGATAGATGAGAATTTGCTACATGAACCTCCAAGCGGAGAAAACCACTGGAACTGGAAAGGTGGAATTACTGATGATAACCACAGATGCAGGAATTCAAGCGGCCATAGAAATTGGCGAAATTCAGTCTTGGAAAGAGACAACTTTACATGTTGCCGTTGTAAAAAACGTAACATGGAGTTAAATGCACACCATATCAAACCATTTTCTTTATATCCCGAATTGAGATTCGATATAGATAATGGCATTACATTGTGTCGAGAATGTCATGTAAGACTACATAAAGAACAAATGAAATGGGAAAAGAAAGTTT